TCTTTGACAGGTTGCTAGTTATAATAGTCGGAGACATCTCTTCATATCTGTAATCTATAGCATCAGTTAAAACCTCTTCACGCCAGTCTGTATGTCCTGACGAACCTATGTCATCTAGTATGATGATATCATCATCAATCAATGTCTGCATGTAGTGAAGATAATCTCCGTTTGAAGAACTTCCGATTGAAAGCCTTATAAGCCTTAGAAACTTTCGCTCATCATAGGCTCTTATGCTACTAACCTTGTCATGAAGTTCCGCAAGCAACGCAGAGCATAGATATGTTTTTCCTACGCCTGCTGTGCCTATTACCACTAAGAAGTTTTTGGGTTTAGCGAGCCATCCCGATATCCGTTCAGAAGCTTTAAGATTAAACCCTGTTCTGGCAAGGCTTGCTCCGATGAATCTCTTTCCGAAAAAAACTCGTTGTAACTCTTCTGATTTTTGTGTAGCTTGGATTTGCATTTTGCATTATTCCTGTTTTGTGATTTATGTGATGAGCCTTGAGAGCTGTTTTCTCTTGAGGCTCTTTTTTTGTGTTCTCTGTTTCTTACTATTGTTCCTTCTAAGAACTTCCACCAGTCATAAATAGCGCTATCGTAGTTTATAAGCGCTTTCCATCCATAGTCTATTTCTTCTATAGACCAGTCAACTTTCTTATTTACAACAACTCTTATAAGCTCCGTTCTATTAATTATCGTTGTCGACCCATCCTTCTCCTTGATCTTTATCTCAGAAATAGGCGACCTTTCTGGGTCGTCCCTTACAACTTCCGAATTAGGATCTTTCTGATTAGGATCATTACATGGGTGATTTTCACCCTTAGGCTCAAGGGTGATTTTCACCCATGGGTGATTTTCACCCTTAGGCTTTTCATCTTTTGTTTTCTTGCCTAAGCTCCATTGTAGAATCCAGCTGTCTCTACAAGCCTTACCGTTTTCTTTATTGTAAAGCTCATCAAACCTCTTTCCCATTTTTTCTTGATTTTGATATAAAACATAAGACGATCGCTTCTGACCGCCAATTCCAGTAAAGGAAACGATTGAAAGAAGAGGAACTCCCATTTCTACTGTTGGAAGTTTTAGCTCTCGTATTATCTTCTTTAGCTTTTGATCGCCCCACCCCAGTTCTTCCATTATCGTATCTTGTATTTTTGTAAACGTGTCAAGCTCTGAAATATAAGCTAGGAACATAAAATGATCGGAGTTTAAGCGTATTGCGTTGCCGTCTTTAGGCATAAACGATAGATATCTTAGTATCTTTGGAATCTGAACGTATGGTGATTTTGCATGTACTGTAAAAGTGTCTTCTTGATCTGTCATATTATCTCCGTGGCGGTAAATGTTTAATTTATAAATATTTAAGCTTGAGAAGAATACGAACTTTGTGTAGTATTAATGCCTTATTATAACGAATAATAACTTTTTTGGTATTAACGTGAAATTGATACCATGAAAATTCAGGCTATGTTACACTTTTGATAGTTCGTGTTCTTCTTCAACTAAAGACACTCTACTATTGAAAGGCTTTATTTAAAAGAGAAAAAGCGCTATAACGCTTCTTTTAAAATAGCTGACTATTAAACCCTTGTCACTACGGTGCCAGGGGTTTTTTGTTTCCCGCGAAAGCAGTAACTTTTACGTCAAAACGATGACACAAAAAAACCCCGCTATCCGAAGAAAGCGAGGTAAACAAAACAGGGCTGGGCTGAACGAGACCTCACTTTACAGAGCAGTAGGTTCACTGTCAACTTTTTTCCTCATCTCGGCAAGATATCTACCCTCTAATTCGGCAAACTGGGCGGCTCTGTTGGCTTTCATCTTCCTCTCTTGCATAATGTGTAAGTCTAACGACTCTTTTAGCGTAGCGAGCCTTAAAGACGTTAAATTTATGTCAGCTCTTAGACAGTCAATAACGGCATCCAAAGCCTTGAAAACAGCTTCGTCGTTTTTTTGCATCTTCAAAAAAAGAAATATAAGCACGCAATGGCATACGGGTATAGTTAGAATTAAAGCTATAATCATTTTCCTTTCCTCTCGTTAAGATAAATTGTAATCAGTAGCACTGCCAAAACAGTGCATATCATCGCGTATTGAAAATTTTGTAGTCCCTGCATCGCAACTCCTTAATCTTCGAAATCTTCTGGAAAGACAAGCTCGTATTTTGAGATCTCACCGTTAGAGAGCTCGTGTAGCTGTCTCGCTATCGTGACCGATGGTTTGCGTCTTCGTGTGCATAATGAACACATGTGAGTGTAAGATATTCCTAGTGTTTTAGCGACGTGTACCTGAGTGATACCGTTCTGTTTTAAATATTCTTGTATTTGCACAACATCCCCTTTGGTTTTTGTTATAGTATAAGTTACACAATATATAGTGTCAATGCTTATATTAACCAGAAAAGTGCGTGTATGTGAAACAAAGTGTTGCATCAAAGTATCCACCTGTGTTATATTTACATCATAAACAAAACGCAAGGAGGACATAACATGCTGATAACATTTTACGATTTTGTAGAAGAATGGGAAGAAAACTGTGACACCTGTGTCCATTGCGGAGACAGCATGCCAATAAGCGACGGCGGAAGCCTCCACGGTGAAGATGGTTATACATGCTTCATAAGGGGATACTCAGACGAGGTAATCGACGCATACTTAGAGGAGTGTATTTAATGACAGATCACATACTAACAATGGCGATAGACGCTCACTACGAGCCGACTCTACTTGAATGCTTTCACTGCAAAGAAATGTTCTACGACGAAATAGTCTACGAGTCAAAACATAATGAGGAGTTCGTCTTTTGCAGCGAAGAATGCAAAGATGAGTTCGATACTAACAGAGAACAAGAGGAAGTAGCATAATGTCACTGATACCGCATAAGAAGATCGTAGATATATACGCTAGAATGGGTTATGAAGAGGCTTCTGTATATCCTTCTGATGAGATAACAATAATGAGGTCAAAGCACGATGGAGAGTTCATGACGATAACGGGGTCTTCATGGAAAAAGGGTTATCACGACAAATTCGAAGAAGAAAAAACAGAGATAAACAAACAAAACGAGGAAGGCAAAATGAATGAAAATATCAAAACTACGGCAGAAGAAGAAAGTAAAGACGTTAACACTGAAAACAAGGGAGGCTTCACCATCACGCATGGCGGCGTTACGTCTACGGATGGAATTGGAAAGCTCTCTTTAGCTTTAGCAAAAGCGCAGGGATCTTTCGATCCTGTTACAAAGGATAAAGTTAACCCACATTTTAAAAGCTCCTTTGCATCTATAGACTCAATATTAAAATCGACAAGAGTTCATCTATCTAATAATGAGCTTATCTTAATGCAATTCCTATCCGGAGATCAGAATACAGTAATAATAATAAGCCGAATAATGCATTCTTCGGGGCAGTGGATACAATCAGAAGTTTCGTGCAAAACTGAACGTAATACAGCGCAGGGGCTCGGAAGCGTAACAAGTTATATGAGAAGATATGCTATGGCAGCTCTTCTTAATATATCAGCCGACGAAGACGAAGACGGCAACGCAGCATCTTTTATAGATAAAAACCAGATTTCATCAATAGAAAGAATGCTCGAAAACTATCCCGAAGTTAGACGTAAAATGATTGCTGAATATAAAGAATTCAAGCTTATGCCTGCCGATTTATATCTTGAGAACATTGAAAAGATAAATAAAAATATAAAATATATTGATGACAAGAGACTGGCTGACAAGCAAAAAGGATAACCCTCAAACAAGCGAACGATATGCAAATTCGAAACGTGGTATGCGAAAACTGTCGGAAAGTTTTCGATAGAGACGTAAATCGACACAAAAGAGCGGAACATCACTACTGCTGCATGAAGTGTGGACACGAACACGCTCTGAAGCTTAATCTCGAAGAGGCTGTCGGAAAAAGGTTTGGGAATCTCGTTGTGTTGCGATACTGCGGCAAAGATGTCCACGGTCGCAATATGTGCCTTACTCGATGCGATTGCGGTGCTGAAACGGTGAAGGCTTTAAGTCTCGTAAGGTCTGGTAAATCAACACGATGCGATAGGTATTGCGTGGCAGATAAAAAAGTAAAGGAGAAGGCTAAAAAAGAACTTGAAGACTCAATAAAAGAAAAACGCATAACCAAATCGGTTAAGACTTTTATTCGAGAAATGAGCGATGGTTCAGAAGAATACATCAATCTTATAGCTAAGATGTATCGCCTCGAGAAAGAAGAAGTAGAGGAAATATTAAAAGGAGAGGAATTACAAAATGACAACTAGATACAAAGGAGTATATGTAACTTTCGACAGAGACATCAGAGACGATGACATCGAGCCGACACTTACTGCGATAAAAATGATTAAGGGCGTCTGTGATGTTACAACCAAAGAAGTCAATTTCGATGACTACTCAGCGAGAGCGGTAGTCAAAAGCGAGCTTGAGTTAAAAGCATACAAGGCGCTGCAAAAAGTGTTTAAAGGGGAATAACGACCATGAAAACATTTAATCTTACCCAGAAATCAGAAGAGTGGAAAAGCTTTAGACTTAAGCATTTGGGTGCGTCGGAGTGCGCGTCAATATTAGGCGTTTCTCAATACGAGGGAAATACCCCTTTAGATGTTTGGGAGAAGAAGACGGGAAGAAGTTTTGATACTTTCAACGGTAATAAATTTACTGAATACGGTGAGAAACTCGAGCCTTTAATTATGGAAGAGTATTCACGCTTTAAAAATATGGTCTTTGAAAACCCCACATGTGAGAGCGAAACGCATCCATTTATATCTGCTTCTTTCGATGCACATAATTTTGAACATAATATGATAGCAGAATATAAAGCGAGCATGTACCCCAAACTCTCAAACTGCTTACGACTAAACAGCGTCGAGGCTGTGAAGGAGATATATCCTTCTTACTATTGGCAAGTAACGCAACAATTATTTGTGAGCGGTGCCTCTTCCTGCGACTTGGTAACACTAAGTAAAGAAGGCGAGCTGTTAATCGTTAATATCCCCCGCAATGAGAAGGATATCGCATTCATGTTGAAGGGTCTTATTGAATTTTGGGAAGAGAATATCTTAAAGGATAACGCGCCGCCACCTAAAATTCCTAATCTTACTGATACCGAAGTCGTGTCAAAATCCAAAAGATTAGAGGAAGTTCAGGCTCAGATTGCTGCGCTACAGGAAGAAGAGAAAACTTTGAAAAGCGATATCATCTCAGCCGGAGACGACGGGGACTTTATCGTTGGAAATTTGCAATTCAA